TACACAAGTCCACCCCTTTTTCTATGAGTTTTATGTGGTAATAACATTTCAGGTGTAATCTTGATAGCAAAAACTTCACCAACACCATTAACCTCAATGATTTTAAACTCTGAGTTGTTGTCTTTTGCAGCTCTTTTTAATATTTTTTCTACTGTAGAGGTGTAGTGTTTGCCTTTAAAATCTGTGCTGGTAGGGCCACCGTAAAACTCTTCAGTGCCAATCCCTTTCATGTCACTCGTTCTTTCGTTGATTGGCGTATTAGTTCCACCTTTTTGACTGTATCTATTTTTAACAAATTTTGCTGGGGTAACTGCGTACCACTGAGATGCGTTAGGATCTTTATCAATAAATAATTTTTTTGCAGCTTGAGCGATGTCTCTTTTAATTAAAGCTGAGCCCCATTCCATTCTATTTTTAAAAGGTACGTTAGGGAATAATTGTTTTAATGCTGCATCAGATAAACCAACGTCTAACTCTTCTAACATTTTCTTTTCTATTGCTGCTGCTTTTTTTGCAGATGCTAATAGCTGTGGTTCTGGAGATGGTCCTGACTTTGCAAGATCTGTAAATATTTTTTTATTTAATCTAAATTCATCAATAAATTGTTGCATGTCCTCTGCTGTTTTAAACATAGGTCTAAATATAGTTTCATTTCTAGTGTAGTATTCTAAAACCTGTGGCTCCACTTCTCTTGCTTTACCTCGGTAAGAAAGTCTATCTCTAGCTAATCTAGCCATTCTTTCATTTAAAGGTAAATCCATTAAATCACTAATTTGTTCTTTTAAATCTAATTCAAGTTTCTTTGCTTGTTGAAGTATGTCTGATTGTATCTCATCAGCAAATGTTACTCTTACTTTTGATCCTGCTTGTATCTTTTCTAGGTTTTGAATTTTTACTAAATCATCTTGCATTTTACTTTTAAACTGTCGTATCTGATTAGCGAGTGGTTTATCAATTTCTTCTAAAAATGTCATTCTTGAGTCTATAGTTTCACTAATCATTCTCGAACCCATTTGATCTGAAGGTGTTAGATCACCATCTAATTCTCTTCGTATTTTTTCATATGCTGAAGTTTCTAATCCTTTTAGTTGATTATCAAGTTTAGTTTGATTCTTTTTTAATGTAGCTAACATCTTTTTATCTGCTGTCGTAAATAATCCTTCAGCTCCAGGTATCGTTCCATCACGGTCCGTGAGCCGTGACCAACCGATCACGTACCTCTCTGTAAAATCATGTGCACTGCCTGGTAATTGATCTGGATCGCCAGGTATAGCTTTAGGGTTTAAAAATAAAACTTCTTCTCTATAAGTCCCATCAATAGCACCACTTTCTTGATAACCAGGATATTTAGCAGGTTTATTGCCACCAAAACCATATGTAACAGTTTCAATCTTACGTTGTGGTGCTTGACGAACAATTGCAAGCATAGCTTGTTTAGAGATTGGTTTATTTTGTTTAGCTGCCGCATTTAAGTAGCTTGTTAAGATATTATCTTCTATCTCTGGTTTTGAGATGCCCTTGTTTTGCATAAATTTATAAAACTGATCCACACTATTAAACACTGGTGGTGTGTTTGGGTCCATGAGCCGTGCTTCAAGGTTAGAATAAAATATAGATTCAGAACCTTCAGGTGAATCTATTATCTCTTTTTTTGTTTTAGGTTTTACGACAGCCGTGCCTACGTCGTCTGATACAGCGGTGACACTATCGTCCAATGCTCCACTAGAAAGATTTACTTCTTCAACAGTGCCGACTTTTTTCTCAAGAGCTTCTAATTGTTTTTTCTCTGCATTGGAAAGTTTTTGTGTAAGCATTTTAAACTTGTCAATATTTTGTACTGCCCATAGTGGCACCTTACCAAACAAGTTTGCTGTTTCAAATTCAGGTAATGACGGATCTTCAAACACATTTGCTTGCTCTAAAATTTGGTCGCTTGTAAACTCTTGTAAAGGAGGTAGCTGTCCGCTTTCTCTTAATTTTTTGTCGGGATCATTTTGTCTAAGTGTTTCTAAAATACCTCCCGTGCTCATTCCCATCAATTTTGCATTAGGATCTGTTACAAATGGTGCTTGACCTTGATTTAATTTTTCTTGCATGTACTGTTCATTTAACGCTTTGTCTTTTGCATCGTCAGCTAAACCTTGCTCAGATTGC